CCGGTACGGTTGAAGCTGTCAACAAAGCAGGCCGCAAATCAGAGTTGGCCTATCAGTTGGCAAAGCGTGCGGCTGAACTGAAGCGCGATATGGAAACCATCATGCTGGCTAACCAGGCAGCAACCGCTGGTAACTCGACAACGGCCCCCAAGACAGGATCGTTGCTCGCGTTCATCAAGACCAACACCGACAAGGGTACGAACGGTGCCGATCCTTCTTACACAACACTACCAGACGCAACGCGTTCTGATGGTGCTATACGTGCATTCACTGAAACCATTCTCAAGAATGTGCTTCAGAAAGTGTGGGAACAAGGCGGCGATCCTTCGATTGTGATGGTTGGTGCCAAGAACAAGCAAGTTGTTTCTGGCTTCAACGGCATCGCAACGCGCTATCGTGATGTGCCTGCTGGCAAGCAAGCGCAGATAATCGGCGCGGCTGATGTATATGTCGGAGACTTCGGCCAAGTGAACATCGTCCCTAATAGGTTCCAGCGTGATCGTGACGCGTTTGTGCTGTCACCTGACTATGCCGGTGTGCATTTCCTTCGTCCGTTCCAGCAAGTCGAGCTTGCAACAACGGGCGATGCTGAAAAGCGCTTGCTCCTCGCAGAATATGGCCTTGCCATCTACAACGAGAAAGCACACGGTTTGGCGGCTGACCTTTCGACCTAACCAGCAACAAGGAACGGGGGCGGAAACGCTCCCGTTTTCACATGGAATCAAAACTTTTCGAGCATGATCCACTTCTTGGCCTAACGCGCATTTGGCATTACGACGAGGCCACAGACACAGCGGTGATTGAAACGATTCAAGACGCAACACCTATCGTTGAGACCAACAAGGCAGAGTTCGCATCGATTGACGAACGCGCCAGGTGGAACGGTGAAGGTCTTGGCGTACAGGTTGCATCCATCCCCATGAACATCTACATGGACTTGGTGAGTAAGGGCATCACGCGCACAGAAAAAGATTTCAAGAAGTGGCTCAATGATCCCGATAACCGATTTTTCAGGACTCGACCAGGAAGGGTGTGATGGATAAGAAACGAATTATTAGTGTATGCGTCCCGGCAAGGGACGAAGTGCATTCAGACTTTGCGTTTGACCTTGTTAACGCTGTGGCGTTCCATGTGGCGAACCATCCGAACGACGCAGTAAACGTCAACATTTCCAAGGGGACGTTGCTTGTAAGCCAGCGTTCAGAATTGGTGATGACCGCCATGGAAAACAACGCTGACGTGGTGTTGTTTATCGATAGCGATATGCGTTTCCCGCAGGATACGATCAAGCAATTGCTTGACCGCGATTTACTCGTTGTTGCTGCCAACTGCCCGCGCAGGCGAATGCCAGTGGGGCCAACGGCGGCGAACTATGATCCAGAAACCCAACGCAAGGTGCCTGTCTATACCGGCGAGCATGACACGGGCGTTGAACAAGTAGACGCTGTGGGCACTGGCGTGATGATGGTTGACACGAACGTGTTTCGCGCCATTGAGATGCCGTGGTTTGCTACGCCATGGGATGTGGCGGCTAAAGGTTACATGGGCGAAGACATATACTTTTGCAAGTTATTGCGCGACAATTCAATTCCGTTGTATATTGATCATGACCTGTCCAAACACATTGGACACATTGGAACCTGGGAATACAAGCATCAGCACACCTGGGCAATCCGTCCTCAAGAGGATGCTTACCGAGCATCAATCGGTCTTAAAACCGAACTTCGCAAAAAGGACGCTGCCTGATCATGGCGCTTGGCACTTACGCACAACTTAAAACGTCGATTGCTGACTGGTTGAATCGGTCCGATTTGACGTCTGCCATTGCCGACTTCATCATGTTGGCGGAAGCCGAATTTAATCGAACCGTACGCGTTCGACAGATGATTGTGCGTGCCAACGCCACACTCGATAGCGAATACACGCAACTGCCATCCGATTTCCTGCAAATGGAAAATCTTGTGTTGCTCACGACAACGCCAACCAAATTGGAGTTTTTGAGCGATGAACAAAGCGATGACTTTTATACGCGTTACTTTTCGGCGGCTGGCACGCCGCGCTACTACACAATTATTGGCGATACGTTCAAGGTTGTCCCATCTCCAGGAACGGATACGACGCAAGTTCAAATGACGTACTACGGCAAGATTGCCGCGTTGTCTGATAACAACACAACAAACTGGTTGCTCACAAAGCATCCTGACTTGTACTTGTATGGCGCACTGCTTCAATCGGCACCGTACCTTCAAGATGATTCGCGCATTCCCGTTTGGAATGCCGCTTATGAGCGTGGCATTGAAGCCATGAAACTAGAGCAAGAACGTGCCAATTACAGCGGCACAACGCCACGCGTTCGCGCTAAACCAATGGGGTAATCCATGGCTAATTCATTCAGTGACTATCTTGAAAACAAAGTATTGGCTCATGTGTTTGGCGGATCAGCCTACACGGCGCCAGCAACAATTTACGTTGGCCTTTTTACCGCTGATCCTGGCGAGTCAGGTTCAAGCAACGAAGTGTCGGGCAACGGTTATCTGCGTCGGTCCATGGCGTTTACGGTAACGAATGACGCAGCCACTAACACATCGGCCGTTGAATTTCCCACCGCCACGGGATCGTGGGGAACGGTTACGCATACGGCGTTATATGACGCATCAACGTCAGGCAATATGCTAGCCGTTGGTCAGCTTACCGCATCCAAATCCGTTGGAACGGGTGATGTGTTTCGTTTCAGCGCTGGCGATTTTGACATCACGTTGGCGTAATGATTGGTTACGGTGCTGATGACTATGGGCGTGCAAATTATGGCGTACAGAGTTATGTCGAAGGCGCCGTTGTCATTAATGCTGCGTCAAGCGTATCGCCAACAGGATCGGTGCGGCGCAATGGCGAGACAGTCATTAACGCCGTGTCAACCGTATCCGCTTCCGCTGGCGTCATTCGCGGCGGTGCTGTACTTATTGAAGGCGTATCAACGGTTGCTGCAAGCGGTGCACGCATTGCGGCGGGATCGGTTGCTGTGGCGGGTCAATCAACCGTTGCAGCGGCAGGCACCATCGTCATGGTGGCATCCGTATCGATTGATGCCGTTTCAACGGTTGCTGCATCAGGCGGTGCAACCATTTCGGCGTCTGTGTCTATTGGCGCAACGAGCGCTGTAAGCGCAGCGGGCGCATTGAAATGGTCACCGATACCCGACCCAAGCGACACATGGACGCCACAAGTGGTTACCAGCGAATCATGGACCACGCAAACAGTTTCAGGAACAACTTGGACACCTCAAGTGTCACCTTATCGAGAGGCGGCTTAAATGGCTGATACCACGACAACCAACCTTAGTTTGACCAAACCCGAAGTTGGTGCATCCACCGACACATGGGGCAACAAACTTAACACGAACCTTGACACGATTGATGCAATCTTTGCATCGAACGGCACAAGCGTTTCCATGAACGTGGGCAGCGGAAAGACGCTTACGCTTGGCGGAAACCTAACGGGATCGGGGACGATCAATAGCGTCACCATTGGTCAGTCATTGGCGGCTGCGGGTTCGTTTACAACCTTAAGCGCATCCAGCAACGTTACGTTTAGCGGTGCTGTTGTTTTGTCATCCACGCTAACGGCTAATGGCAACACAACCCTTGGCGATGCAACCACAGACACGATTACGTTGACTGGCGCCACAAGATTTTACGCAGGAACGGATGCACTTCCAGGCATCACGCCGGCTAGCGATACCAATACAGGATTTTGGTCTCCGGCTGCGGATACGCTTGCTTGGAGCACAGGTGGTACTGAACGCCTCCGCCTCGACTCCTCCGGCAACCTCGGCCTTGGGGTGACTCCGAGTGCGTGGGTAAGTGGCGATAAAGCAATTCAGTTGGGGACGTATGCTTCTCTTGCATTAGACAGTAATGGTTCTACGGCACTTTCATCAAATGCCTACGAATCTGCCGCTGGAACTTGGAAATATTCAGCAACCCTTGGGGCAAGCCGATATAGTAGCGAGTTTGGGGTGCATAAATGGTTCACCGCCCCCTCCGGCACAGCAAACACCGCTATTACATCCTTCACGCAGGCGCTTACTCTAACTGCAAACAGAAATTTTCTTGTAGGAACCACATCAGAAAATTCTGGCAATGGCGGGTTAAAAGTAGCAGGCCAATTTGCTTTAACAACATCGCAAGCGTTTGCACAAAGCGGAAGCGTTAACGATACGGCTTACTACATAGTTTGCTACTCACTGTCAGGCACTTGCACTTTAACCTTGCCAACACCAGCAAATAACACAGGCCGTCTTTTGAACATTGTTGTTCAAAGTGCGCAAAAAGTTGTTTCTGCTTCAAGCAATGTTACTAAAATTACAGATGGAACACCAACAACTGACATTCTTCCCGCCACAGCAGGAAAATGGGTGCAGTTGTGGTGTGATGGGGGGTACTGGAACATTATTGCGACAAATGTATGATTACGCAACAAACCATTACAGACTGCTTTGAGTACCGTGATGGATGCTTGTACTGGAAAAGCGTAAGTCATCCAAACAAACAGTATCTGTTGAGCAAGCCTGCTGGTTCAATCCACAAGACCGGCTATCGTCACATTACATGGCAAGGCAAGCCACAAAAAGCGCATCGCTTGATATTTATGCTGCATCATGGATATACGCCGCAGGAAGTTGACCACATTAACGGCGACAGGGCTGACAACAGGATTGAAAACTTGAGAGCCGCAAACCGTAGTGAGAACCAATGCAATCGTGGTGCTTTGGCAAACAATACATCGGGATACCCTAATGTTTCTTGGCATAAGAAAAGCAAGGCATGGCTTGTTAGGGTGGTGAAAAATGGCAAGACCAAAGTAAATATTTATGTCAAAGACCTTGAACTAGCAGGATTGGTTGCATTAGAAGCACGATCTCTTTATCACGGCAAATTCGCTCAACTAGAAGGAACCCAACCATGAACTGGAACATCTCTCAGCTAGAGTGCAAACCCCAAGACGGTGATTTAACGAATATCGTGATGACCGTACACTGGCAATGCTCACACTCCGATGGCGAGCATTACGGGCATGTCTATTCAACGCACAGCCTGCCAGCACCTGAAGGCAACTTCATCCCCTACGACCAACTGACCAAGGAATATGTACTTGGTTGGCTATGGGCTAACGGTATTGACAAAGCGGGTACGGAAGCTGCTGTGCTAGCTCAAATCGAAACAAGCAAGAACCCACCAATCACTAAACCACCATTGCCCTGGCTATGAACCTAAACCTCGACCAAAACGAAATCCAATTTATTTTGAACGTGCTTGGCGATCTGCCGGCAAAGACTGGCGTGTGGCCTTTGATTGTGAAAATCAAGGAGCAGGCTGAGGCGCAAATTCCGAAAGACGAGCAATAAAGGTGATGTATGACTTCAGCCGACTCCGAAGCCTTAAAACGCATTGAAGTTCACGAAGCAGTGTGCGACGAACGCTATTCGCAAATCAACGCCAGGCTCAAAAGATTGGAGATGATCCTTATGACCACGGCGGGCACCATCATCATTCTGCTTTTGAATTTAGCGCTGAAGTTGAAATAAGCATTCAGCAAGCCATACGCCTCCATGGAAGCAATCACCGACGCAATCGGCAAACTGTGGTACTTGGGTGCAGCAGTGGTTGCAATTGCAGCTTATGCAGTAACGATCAAAGTACGCCTTGACTACCTCGAAAAGAATTACGACAAGCAGATCACAGCACTATGGGAAAAGGTGAACGAGTTGAACGAAAAGTGCCAAGGATCGGCCTAGCATGATGACGCTTTTATCAACGCTCTTGTCATTCTTAGCCGGTGGCGTGCCCAAGTTGCTTGATCTTTGGCAGGATTCCAAGGACAAGGCGCACGAGCTGGAACTTGCCCGTATGCAAAATGAGCGTGAGCGTGAGTTAGCCGCCATGGGATTGCTTGCGCAGCAACGCATTGAAGAGATTCACACTGAACAAGTGGCGATGCAAACGCAAGCCGAAGAGATGAAAGCGCTGTATGCGCATGACATTGCAATTGGCGAAGGAACAAGCCAGTGGGTCAAGAACGCCAGAGCGTTAGTGCGTCCTGTGTTGACCTATGGCATGTTCATGTTGTTGGTATTCGTTGAGATTGGCGGATTCTGGTACGCGTGGACAACCAATGTGCCATTCGATTTGATGCTTGATCAGCTATGGGATGACGATACGCAGCAAATTTGGGCCGCGATTGTGGCCTTTCACTTTGGGTCACGAGCCTTTGCGAAATGATCAGTCCGCTTGCCCTCCAAATGATCAAGCATCACGAAGGTGTGCGTGCGCGGCCTTATCGTTGCCCGGCGTTGCTTTGGACCGTGGGTGTGGGCCATGTCATTGACCCATCGCACATCAACGTCAAAGTTGAAGAGCGTAAAGCCTTACCCATCCCACCGGGTTGGGATCGCACGTTATCGATGGCGGAAATTGACGACATACTTACAAAGGACTTACAACGCTTTGAGGCTGGCGTATCACGACTATGTCCTGTTGGTCTTACTCAGCCTCGCCTTGATGCACTCGTCAGCTTTTCGTTCAATGTGGGGCTAGGAAACCTTCAACGCAGCACATTGAGGATGCGCCATAATCGTGGCGACTATACGGGCGCAGCAGTTGCGTTTAAGATGTGGACTAAAGCGGCAGGGAAAGAGTTGCCGGGCCTGGTCAAACGCCGCCGCGATGAAATGGCCCTTTACATGAGCAACTGACATGCCACTCGTCCCTATCAAACTTCCTCCAGGCGTTTACCGAAACGGCACCGAGTATCAAGCGGCGGGTCGATGGTATGACGCCAACCTTGTTAGATGGTTCGAGGGAACGCTTCGCCCAATGGGCGGTTGGCAGCAATGGTCAACAAATGCCACGAGCGGCGTGCCACGAGGCATGTATGCGTGGAAAGATAATTCGGCAAACATTTGGCTTGCCGTTGGGTCAGCATCAAAACTTTACGCTTACCAGGGTGATGGTGATCAGGCCGACATTACGCCAACAAGTTTCAGCGCAGGGCGCACTGATGCAACAATCAATTTATCTTATGGCGGCAGAGATTACGGCCAAGAAGGTTATGGAACGGCTCGCTCATTTCGTTCGACGCTAGCTATTCAGCCCGCCACAACATGGTCGATGGACAATTGGGGCCAGTATCTTGTGGCGTGCTCGGATTACGATGGCAAGTTGTATGAGTGGCAACTTGACTTTACAACGCCAACCAAAGCCGTTGCCATCACAAACGCGCCAACGAGTTGCAAGGGTTTGATTGTCTCTGAAGAGCGTTTTCTGTTTGCCCTTGGCGCTGGCGGCGATCCGCGAAAAGTGCAATGGTCTGACCAAGAAAACAATACGGTTTGGACGCCAGCCGCCAACAATCAAGCGGGTGACTTTACGCTTTCAACGCCTGGCTCCATCATTTGCGCCCGCCGCGTGCGCGGTGGCGTCTTGATCCTTACTGATGTTGATGCTCACTTTGCACAGTATCAAGGGCCGCCATATGTGTACGGGTTTGAGCGCGTTGGAACGGGTTGCGGTGCCGTGAGCGCAATCGGCATCGCGGCGGCAGATACCTTTGCCGCTTGGATGGGTCAATCAGGCTTTTGGATTTTTGATGGTTACACCAAACCATTGCCAAGCGATGTATCTGACTATGTGTTTAACAACATCAATCGCGGCCAAATCTCTAAAGTTTCTGCGGTACACAATAGCAAATTCTCTGAAATCTGGTGGTTCTATCCGTCTGTTGCTAATACTGAAAATGATTCCTACGTTGTTTGGAATTACCGCGAAAATCATTGGACGTTAGGAAGTATGGCTCGCACCATTGGAACGGGACAAGCCGTTTTTCCTTATCCAATTATGTGTACGCCAACAGGCTACGTTTATGAGCATGAAATTGGCTGGAACTATGACGGTTCAACACCTTATGCAGAAAGCGGTCCTTATCAAATTGGAATGGGTGATAACTTGCTTGTAGCTGATCAACTCATTCCTGATGACTCAACGCTTGGGGATGTAACTGTCACTTTTAAGACAAAACTTTATCCAACAAGCGCTGAAACGACGCATGGCCCTTACTCACTTGCTAACCCAACGTCAATTCGCTTGCAAGGCAGGCAACTAAAAGTGCGCCTGAACAGCAACAACAATACGGATTGGCGGGTAGGCATCTTTCGTTTTAACGCCAAAGCGGGAAGTGGTCGATGAAACTGCCGCGCCCTACGCCCGATTACGATCAAGTGGCCGAGTTGACGCTGCGTCGTGCGCTCGAGCTGGCTGACGCGCTGAACCGTAAGAAGAACGCTGACATTGAACTTGGGCAAGATGAAAAACTTGTCATTCGTTCGCCCAATGGAACGCGTTACTACCTAACCGTTTCCAATGTTGGCGCGTTGAGCGCCACAACGATGTGAGGGAATTATGATTACCTTAGCGCAAGCCAGTGAAGTTTTCCAAAGCGTATTTGGCAGGCCGCCAAATGCTAGTGAAGTATCTAACTTCCAACTTGCTTTGGCGGCTAACAATCCTGCGCTTGTTTCGCAGAGTGCTTTAGAAAATTACCTAAAAAGCACACCAGATTATCAAATCTATGCGGCGACATTGCCAGTCGCAACACCGGCTCCAACTACCACGCCTGCTCCAACCACTACACCTGCTCCAACCACTACGCCTGCTCCAACGTCAAGCCCATCAACCGGATTGCTTGATGCTGCAAAACCTATTTCTATCTCGCAGGCGGCGGAAGTTTTTTATGGCCTTTTCGGTAGACAACCAAGTCAAAACGAGTTGTCAAACTTTAACGCCGCTATTGCGGCAAACAATCCTGTTCTGTCAAGCGAAACATCGTTTTACAACTATTTGCGAAACACGCCGGAATACCAGACTTATGTAAATTCGCTTTTGTCGATGCAAAGCCAAGTCCTTGGAAAACCATCGACCGGAACGACAACAACTACAACCGTAGCACCAACTACAACGCCAGCCCCAACAGGGACGCCAGCACCTACGTCTGCACCTGGTGTACCAATCAATGACGTGCAAGCATCAGCCGTTTTTCAAAGCGTGTTTGGGCGCGTACCGAACGCCACGGAGTTGGCAAACTTCAGGGGTTATCAGCAAGGCACAACGCCATTCACGTCAACAGATGCCTTGACAACTTACCTCATGTCAACGCCTGACTATGCTTTTTATAAGGCAAACCAAGCGTTACCGCCGGCAACTTATGGCAAAGCCGTTGTTCCGCAGGCGCAGTTGCAATACGGATACGGACCAGAGCAAGGGTTGCTCACAAACATCAAAGGCCCAACGGGTCAGCAGATTCAAAATTACATGGATGCTTTTTATGCGGCATCCTATGGCGGCACACCAACGGCTGGATTGCTTGCACCACGCGTTGCCGCCAATCAAGTGACATTGCCCGCATCCTTTTACGCCATGCCTCAAGGTGCGCCAACGGCGCAACAGTTGGCCGCCACAGGTCAAGGGTTGCTCAATACGGGTACAACATTCAACGATTTACGCACTGAGGCGCAAAAGTCTAATTTATCGCCACAAGTCACAGGCTCAATCCTTTCCACCTTAAACCAAGGTGCATCATTGCCTTATGTGCAAGGATTGCTATCAGGAACTCTGCCGTTAGTGGCTGGCGAAAACTTATTGGCGTACAAGTGAACGCACACGATTTAAGCCATTGGGATCGATGCCGGCCATTTATTGAAGCGGCATTGTCTTTCACTGGCGGAACACATACCATTGAGGACATAAAGCGAGCCGTTGACGCCAATGAAATGCAGTTTTGGCCTGGTCGACAATCCGCTGTCATCACTGAGATTCAGAGTTACCCACAAGCCAAAGGGATGCACTATTTTCTTGCTGGCGGGGACTTAGAAGAACTCTCGCGTATGCGTCCAATCCTTGAGAGATGGGCGCAATCAATCGGATGCAATCGTGTGACACTTGCCGGAAGACGTGGTTGGCTGCGTACGTTTTTGGCGGACGAAGGTTATGAAGAGAAATGGACTGTCATGTCCAAGGAGTTGAATCATGAGTAAAAGCGGCGGCGGTCAGACAACGCGTGTTGAACTTGACCCGGCATTCAAACAGGCGGCGCTAGAGAACTATGAGTTTTCTAAGCAACTAGCCGCCCAGGAATACACGCCTTATGGCGGCGCAAGAATAGCCGCGCCCACGGCGGCAACGCAACTGGGCTTGCAGCAACTTGCATCCGCCGGGGCTATGGGGCCAGGCACGCAGACCGTTGATTACGCAACGGCGTTGGCACTGCAACCGACAAGTATTGCCGGCAACATTCAGCAATACATCAATCCGTTTCAGCAGCAAGTCATTGGAACGGCATTGCAAAATATTGAGAATCAACGAGCGCAGCAACAACTGCAAAACGCCGCAGCCGCAACACGCGCACGCGCCTTTGGCGGATCGCGCCAGGGCGTTGTTGAGGCAATGACCAATCTTAATGCTTTGCAAGCGGCAGGCCAAACGGCTGGCAATTTGGCTTATCAAGGGTTTGGTCAAGCGGCGCAACTTGCACAACAAGACGTTGCAACGCGCCAGGCGCAGGCTGCGCAACTGGCAGGGCTAGGTGCACAGCAACAAGCAATCCGCCAACAACAAGCGCAACAACTGCTTGGCGTTGGCGCACAAGAACAGGCGCAACAACAAGCGCAACTCGATTTGGCGTATCAAGATTTCTTGCGCCAACAAGCCTACCCGTTGCAACAACTGAACATCAGATCGCAAGGCTTGAGCGGGTTTCCTGCTGAGAATCAACAAATTGCATCACAGCGTTTATCACCAGGCCAACAGTTTGGTCAGGGCGTCAGCACGTTGGCGTCACTTGCTTATCTTATGTCCGATAAACGCATGAAAGAAAACGTTGATCGCATGGATTCGCCATTGTCGCAACTTGGCAAATTGACTGGCTATGACTACAACTACAAGGGCGATGATGAGCGAACGGGCGGCGTAATGGCGCAAGATGTTCAACGTGTTATGCCTCAAGCCGTGGCAAAAGATGATAGCGGCATGATGGCGGTTAACTACCCACAAATTACCGGCCTATTAGTTGAAGCTGTAAAAGAACTTGATCGCAGGACAAGGGGATAAGCATGGCGTCACTACTAGACTTTTTTACGGGCAGCGGCAGTTTTGGCGGGCAACAGTTGCCCAATTCGCCTGAAGCTGCATCACAAGGTTACGCGCCAAACATTTTTGATCGCTTTGGCACTGGACTTGATCGCTTGCAACAGTACCCTGGCTTGCCCGCCATGCCGATGGATGAGGAAGAGCGGCGCAGACAGCGCTTGCTAACGCTTGCGCAATTAGGCTCAACGGTTGCTCGTGGCGGCACACTGGCTGAAGGCTTGCAAGGTGTGCAGCAACAAGGGTTGCAAAGGCAGTTGTTTCAAATGCAACTTAACGAGCAACAGCGCAAGTTGCTTGAGCAACAGCAATTATCGCAACGTATGGCTGGATTACGCCAACGCTTACAAGGATTGCCAACCGAAGTAACGCCGTCAATGGCACTTGCCGGTGGTGGCGGACCAACGCAACAGGCCGCACAAATGGTTGGTCAGCGCATACCTGAAGATACCCGCCAACAAATGAGGGCTGATTTGTTGCGAAGTGTGGCTTCAGAATTAGCACTTGAACCAGGCGGAGCGGCACAAGCCAAGGCTTTGACGGAACTTGCACAAAACATTACTGAAGTCCAAAAACCAACCATTCTTTCGCCGGGCGCAAGAGCGGTTAGTCCAACAGGAAGATTGATTGCTGAGGCGCCGTTTAAGCCAGAAGAAAAAAAGCAATTAAGTTTTGAGCAACGCGTTTTAGAAGACCCAGCTTTTGCTAACAGTCCTGCTGGTTTGGCATGGTTAAACATAAAAAAACAAATTGCAGCCGAAGGAAGGCCAAGCATCACAGTGCAAACCGGCGAAACCTTTGCCAAGGAAATAGCAAAGGGTGCCGCCGGTCAAGCTCAATTACAAGTTGAACAAGGGCAGTCATCAGCAAGCCAGATTGAAAATAGCAACCGCGTTAGAGCGTTGCTTGATCAGGGCGTGATTACTGGCTTTGGTGCTGAAGGAAGGCTTAAGTTAGGCCAGGCAGCTCAAGCGTTAGGGTTTAATCAAAACGATCAAAGGATTGCAAATACCGCCACATTGATTCCTCAACTTGCACAACGCACATTGAACAACGCATCGAAGATGAAAGGCGTACTGTCTGATTCGGATATCTTGTTGCTCACAAAAGTATCGAACGCCGATATTTCAGTTGGCGAGGCATCGCTGCGCCAAGCACTAGATATCTCTGATCGCGTTGATCGTGAGTTAATCAAGCGCGGACGCAATGCGGCTCAGACGATCCTTGCAACGCCTGGTATGCAGCAATTTGCACCGCTATATCAAATCAATGAGCCAAAGCCGTACTCTAAGCAAGTCACAGTGCAAGGCAAATCAATGACCGCCACAAAAGGCACAGATGACAATTACTATGTAACTGTTAACGGCAAGCGTTACCGCGTAGAGGAATAAATCATGGCTGAAGCCCGACTCATACCCGTTGAGGATGATGAAGAAAAGCGCGAAGTGCGTTTGATACCCGTTGAAACGCCGCGCATAGAGCGTCCGCCATCACCAACCATTGGCGAGCGAACGATTCGAGGATTTCTTGATGTTGGGCAGGGTATTAAGCAGTTGTATTTAATGGCAACTGATCCTGAAGAAGCTGCCAAGTACACTCAAAAAGTCAATAGAGATTTGGCGTTGTATGAGGCCGCAATTGGTACTGCGCAGCCGCCTAGCATTTACGGCGAGCGCGGTATGCGTACCGATGCAGGACCAGCGGCAGACATTCCGCGCATGGTTGGCAATGTCATGGCAACTGCGCCGGCCATGCTCATACCAGGTGGCCGCGAACTAACGCTTGGAGGCATAACGGCGCGAACACTTCAAGGCGCCTTGCCAGCCGCAGCGATGTACAGCGAAGCGGGAACGCCGGAATCTAAACTTGCGCAAGCGGCAACAGGCGCCGTTGCCGGTGTGGTGGCGCCTGAAGTAGTGAAAGGCGCAACGCGTCTTGCGTTAGGCGGAAAAGATGTGGTTGGCGGCATGGCCCGCCAGGCAGTAACGATGCCGCCGGCACAAGTGCGTGTTGAGATCAACAATTACATCAAATCGCTTGATCCACAGGCTGACATTTCGCAACTCACAGCAACCGCGCAAGCGCGATTGGCTGAAGGTGCAAAGCAACAGTTACGCGCCACAGGAAATCTTGACCCGGCATCGTTGATACGCCGTGAAGATTTTGAAAAACTAGGTATGCCCTACACGGCAGGGCAAGTTACGCGTGATCCAAGGCAATTTGCTATGGAGCGCAACTTAGCCGCCATTGAGCAATCAGGCCAGCCATTACTTGACATTTTTACGCAGCAACCGCGTCTGTTGCGCGAACGGCTTGAGGCAATACGCGGCCAGGCGCAACCGACGCCATTGGCAACGGGTGAAGCCGTAACAGGCGCAATTGGTCAGCGCGTTGATCGTAGCGGTATTTTTGGTGCGTTAGGTGCTGACATTGACGCGGCTTACAACGCAGCGCGTGGATTGCCAGGCGCAAAGGATCAAATACCTTTTGGCGATTTCCGCCAACGTATTCAAGCGACGCTTGATGACTTTGAAGATGTTATCCCTGCGCCTGTTAAAAAGAGAATTGATCAGTTTGCTATTGGCGGTGATGCTGGACGCCCATTTAGTATTGAAGAAGCGATCAAGTTTCGTCAGTTACTTACGCAACGAGCTGGCGAAAACCCTGGTTCCGCCAAAGCAATGGGTGACATTAAACGCCAACTCGATGTTTATTTGGCTGAAGCCACGCAAGGATTAGAAGCAAACGAAGCGGTGCAAAAGTTCCGCGAAGGCATCAACCTGTCAGCCGCCAGAGCAAGGGAATTTGAACCATTCAAACCAATCGTTGCCGGTCAAGCCAATCAAGATCAGTTTTTTCAGCGATTCATCATTGGCGGGCAAACCAAAGACGTGATTGCGCTACGCGATACGCTTACTAAGCCACGCGGTGAAAAGATTGATCAAGCAGTGCTCGATCAAGCCAAGGCGGCATGGGATGACGTTAGGGCGCAAACAGTTCAATGGCTTATTGACAGTGCCGTTGGTACGTCAGGTGCGTTTAGCCAGGCAGGATTTAACGCCGCGTTAAAACGCATTCAACCGAAACTTGAAGTACTTTTTAACAAAGAAGAGGTTGACCAGTTAAAGCGTATCGGTCGAGCATCAACCGCAGCGTTTGGCGAACCAGCAACAGGCGGCGTGCCACTTATCAATCGATCAGGCACAGCGCCAACACTCATGAATATTGTGACGCGTGGTGTTGGCGGCAATGTGCCGCTAGTTGGACCTATGGCGCAAAACATTTCGCAGCGTATGCAAACCGCCGCCAATGTGGAAGCGACACAAGCTGCGGCGCAAGGCGGCGTTGTATCGCCCGCCGCTGCGCTTGAGCGCGAGAGGCAACGTAGGATGCTTGCGCAACGCATGGCCGGTCCGTTCCAGGTTGGCCCGTTCCAAGTTGCGCCATTCCCTGTGATGGGAGGGCTTCTCACAGAGGAATATCGAAGGTAAACTACTCACTAGGACTCCTCCTGTGTCATTCTCCCCCTGAGAGTGTTTGCCGCCTACCGATGGCGGCTTTTTTTTGACCGTTTGTCTGAAATGGTCTAACCATTTCGTAAACATGGTGCATGATTGCAAACCATGAAAATCATTCTCGGCATTGATCCAGGGTTGAGCGGCGCCATCGCAGCCGTTCAAGGTCAAAAACTTGTGAGCGTGTTTGACATGCCAACGGTTGAACGTAAGGTTGGCAAGTCAGTAAAACGCTTTGTCGCGCCACACGAACTCCATACGGAGTTGGCGGCATTCTTGATCGACCATGAGTGCGAATGCTTCATTGAGCAAGTGTCCGCCATGCCAGGCCAAGGCGTAACGTCGATGTTCAACTTTGGACGCTCGCTCGGTAACGTGGAAGGCGTATTGGCGAGTCTCAAGATTCGCTATCACTTTGTACCGCCAATGACATGGCAACGCGCTGTGCGCTTAACAGGCGGCAAGGAAGGCGCACGCGCCCTGGCGATGCAAATGTTTCCCGAAATGAGTTCAGCGTTTAGCCGTGTCAAGGATAACGGACGTGCTGACGCTGCGCTGATTGCTTTATATGGTTCGATGCAATAGGAGTTACTATGAAAACACAGGAAGTAGAGAACTTGAAAGAATTGTTGGCGTATACGCGCCAAATCGCAGCCGATTCAGATCGCAAGTTGCGCACTGCTAGGCAGTTTATTGGTGAGCTAACCGACGTTGAACGCCTTGGCGGTCAAGTGACGGACCAGGTTCGCAGCCATGCTTACAACGTTTTGCAAAGGATCATGTGATGCTGATCCGGCGCGATGGTGAAACCGTGGTTGTCGTTGATCGACCAAAGATTGGATCAGC